CTGGCTGCAAATTCTTAACAATAACGAATTAAAGGCCGTTTTTATGCGATACATTAACCACGATTTTGAGAAACCGAAATCGTTTTATGAAGAAACGGTGTTTTGTGAAAGAGGATTCATGAAGTACAAGACCGTTTCCCTTAGGAGAATTGCGGTGTTTTGCGGGGTAGACAAAAAAACGATTTATGAAAGTATTAGGCATTCACTTGAAAAAATACTTTTGCATATTGACAATTCCCCAGCTTTATGATAAAATTGATACAGTGAGAGAATTATAAGAATTCGAATATTTCATAGAAAAAGGGCCTACGGGCCCTTTTTTGTTGGACGTTTTATCAGAGAGAAGGTGAGATCATGAGTGAGGTTTGGGATCGATTAACCGGTGAGAGTTCGAAAGCATATTACGCCTTTTGCATCTATCGAGATTTAGGAAGGGATCGTTCGCATGAAAGGGTAACGCAAGCATATAGAAAAACCGCATCAAAAAACCCAAAATTTAATCGTCCGCAGCAAATCCATATCTGGAGTATCAAATACAATTGGGTATCGCGCGTCACGGCTTATGACGATTACATAGAAAAGAAAAAACGCGAACAAAACGAAAAAGCAATTCTTGAAATGAATAAGACGCACGCCGACGTCTCGATGCTGATGATAGCGAAGGTTGAAGCGAAAGTGAAAAGCATCGATCCGGAGACGTTGACTCCGGCAGATGCCGCGAAATGGTTAGACATCGCATCCAAGCTGGAACGAGTTAGTCGTGGCGAACCTTCTGACAAGATAGACCTTGACGCGAAGATTAGACGGTTCGTTGTGAAAGTGCCGGAAGAACTCGAGGGCGAATAATGAATATCTATGAGGTTGACCTCACTAACATACTTCTATACACCAATGCTGCATACATACCCTATTACAAAAACAAGAGCAGGTATATGGTGCTATACGGAGGTGCGGGGTCTGGAAAATCCGTGTTTGCCGGGCAGAAAATGCTATATCGATTGATTAGTGAAATGCCTCTCAAACCTCATCGGTTTCTTGTAGTTAGAAAAGTGGCTAAAACGCTAAGAAACAGCGCGTACTCGCTGTTCAAAGAAATAGAATTGAATTGGGACTTGGATGGATTATTGGATTACAACAAAACCGATATGTCTATTACTTGTGAAAACGGCAATCAAATACTATTTGCGGGTCTTGATGATGTTGAGAAGTTGAAGTCTATCACTTTTGAAGCAGGGATATTGACTGACATCTGGATTGAAGAAGCCTCCGAAGTATCAGAACGAGACTTTAACCAGCTTGATCTTAGGTTAAGAGGTATGTCAAGCGTGCCTTTGACAATTACTCTGACATTTAACCCGATTGACATCAATTTTTGGGCTAAAAAACGATTCTTTGACCGAGTTGATGATGATACATTTATCTGCAAAACTACTTACTTAGATAACCGTTTTATTGATGAGCAATACAAGAAAACGCTTGAAAAACTCAAAGAGATTGATCAGGTCTATTATAATGTTTACGCTTTGGGTGAATGGGGCGTCTTAGGTAATAAAATTTATACAAATTACAAGATTTATGATTTTGATGTCAATGATCCTAAATTTAAAGATGTTTGCATTGGCGTTGACTTTGGATTTAATGCACCTTCTTCCGCTTTGAAGTGTGCTTTTTATGATAATGAAATTTATATCTTAGACGAAATATATCAATCAGGGTTGACCAATTCTGAGCTGATCGAGGAAATTAAAAAACAAATGACAACTGGATTTCATGTCATAGCAGACTGTGCTGAACCGGACAGGATTGAAGAATTTAAAAGAAGTGGTTTTTGGATTGACGCTTGCTCAAAGGGTGATGGTTCTATCAAATCAGGGATTGACTGGTTAAAAGCCCACAAGATACATGTTCACCTGTCGAACTGTCCGGAGACTGCAAGAGAATTACATTCATACAAATACAGGGAAGATAAAGACGGTAATGTGCTTGATATGCCTGTCAAATTCAATGATCATGCCATGGATGCTCTAAGATATGCGGTTGAATACTGGCGCTCAAATTATAATGTGCAATTTAGTTTTGATTCTGTAGAAAGTTATGAATATGAAACTCAAAAATGGTATTAAAAATCTTTCTCATACTCCGCTCCTAAATCAAAAGCCACCTTTTCAGGTGGCTTCTTCTATTTATACAGGCTTCTGACTTATTGGAGGATCAATGTCATGTTCCTGTGCTTTTTCTTTCAGGTAATCATCAAGCGAATTAAGCGGACTATATTGAAATCCATCACCCGGTTTTGTATCTTCCAGATCAGATTTATCAAGATATTCACTCCCTGATTTCTCATAATCTAAACCTTCTTCATCCAGTTCCTTTTCAGATAATGACACAACTGTTGACCGGCAATTGAAATGGTTTGGCGGATAGTATGTTGACCAGAACGGATCATCTGACCGGAACACTTTGCCGTCTAATGTATTGCACAATTCAGTTTCACGCCCATCCATAACGGTTAAATATTGCCAATAAGGGAGATTTGCTTCTTTCTGGGCTATCATTCTGCCACGAGAGAAAGCAGTCATACAATTAGTCCGGATTACTGTGTCAAGATGCCAATTTGCAAGCGGATTGTCTCCCCTGGATTCAAGAACGGATTGAATCACATCACCCAGTTTTTTAGGATCAAAACCCTTATCCATTTGCTTTGAAAATTCTTCTTTAATATCATTAAGAGTTTCAATTGAGTTGACATAGGATATTGTGAACGCTTTGCCTGCGTATTCTTCTAATTGATCATAGAATACAAGTGCATTGACTGAACGCATTCTGGAAAAATACTTTTCAGCCTGTTGATAATCCATGTCAAAAGAAAAATCAACAAAACTTTCAGCATTCTTTTTTACTTTCTTTTTTTTAGTATTGTCTGTATATCCCAAAAAATAGGAGTATGTCAGAACCTTTGTTAAAAGCCTTTCATACTCCTTGTTACGGGGGAGTTCTTCTTTTGTCAGGAGTGAGAGGTTTGAGCCTGACTTAGAAAAAAAATCATATAAAGATAAAAAGACAGACTTATTCTTTTCAATGATTTCATCTGTCTGATCAATGACATCATCTGTTTTCAAATCCTCCATTAACTGAAATATTGAGTTTTTTTTTTAACCTCTGAATTGAGGTTCTCAAACGGATTGCTTGACCTTTCCTGTATAGTGAAATGATCCTCTGGCAGTCCATAGTTTTCTATGAAATATTGAGGCGTAAATCTGACTCCAATGTCATAAAGCATCTTGTCACGGGTTGCCTTCTCTTCTAATAATGTTGGCACTTTCAAAGAAAATGTAGGATAAACACGGTCAGAGAAATTGAAGTTGACTAAAGGCTTGATCAAGTCTCGGTTGATTGTATCGCAAACCAGATCAATTGACAGACTTTGAAAATCTTCCCTGACTGAGTTCTGGACTTTCGCTTGAGCATAAGAACCGGACCCGGTTGACTCGGTTGTGAGCGTTTGGCCTACAACCGTTTTAGATATTGATTGATCACACACCTTTATAATTCGATCAAAAGCTTCTGGATTGTTATTACTTGCCTCAATAAACTTAATATCTGATCCCATTGGCATAGTCCCGATTGAAGCCCTGCCAAGTGATGCAAGCGCCTTATTTAATGCTTTTTTTGTCTCTTCGTTGTGATAATATCCCCAAAGCATTGGCATTGCAACAAATTCATTAAAATGAGGCCAATCCTTGAAGAAAGCAGAATATTTTAGACAAATGATAGGTGCTAATATTTCAGATAAGCCAACCGGCATATAATTAACCTTAATCGGTGCATAAGAAATCATTGTTTTATTCTCAGGTATTTCATAATATTTGTTCATTTGACCATCATAAATGTATAACTTGCCGTCTTTGAAGTTGAACGCCTTTTGTGGTAATGCTTTTAATGATTTAATATTATTCTTATCCCAAATGATTTCAGTAACAGAAAAGCCTTGATATATTGCCTCATGAATTGACTGTAATATATTATTGTCAAGGACATTCCAGATCTGTTCTTTTACGAATTCGTCAATTCTTTCATTTCCTGAGGTCTCAAGCGCCCATTCACATTTCATGAATATTGAATCCCTGTCTTGCTTCTTAGACAAATATTGATCATCCCTAATGACTAACTCGTGCAGATTGATTTTTTCTCTGTAGTCGTCAATATTTTCTATTGCCCATCTGACTGTATTTGGTGACATTGTGAGCATTCTGTAAAGGTCTTCTGACTTATGATATAAATTTAATTCTGTCATAAATTCCCCACTATATATTTTTTTGCTAAGTCTGTTATATATTGTTTGTCTGAATCCTGAAGCATCAAGAACGGGCGTGCTTCGATATTAATTGTCATATTTCTTTTGTGAGCTGATACATTGACCATTTTTGCTTTTATAGGTTTCCCAAAGGCCTGGGTGATTTTTCTTTGATGACTTTTTACACTCTGCAAAACGCTTTTTTTAGCCCCAAACTGATGAGTTGAAGCATAAGATATATTAGTCCCTACTGTTACAGTTTGCTTATCGAATTTATAGTGAATCGATCTCATCAGCTTACCTGTATCAATAAGCGTTTTACCAAGTCTTGATTTACCGTCCTTTTTTGAAATATGAGCAATTTTTGATCTTTGAGAAGGCTTCCATTTTACGGGTCTTCCACCTTCTCTGAAATTCATCATGATTGATCTGGTGACACGCTCCCCAATTTCACGCATTACGAAACTAACATCTATACTCATAATCTCCTCCGGTTGAAATAATTGTAACAGCACTGTTTGATTCTGCAACTTCAATTCCTGTAATCGTACCGGTAACAATCTTTTCAAGCAATTCAATAGAACCATTATACAACTTTGTATAATCTTCTTCAGAATTGACCTGTAGATTTGCCTGCATGATATAATAATATGCAAGTGTCGAGGCAATACGGATAATGATACCAGGGACATTGTCCGGATCAATTATGAATCTTGTACCAAGATAACCGTCAACAATCGCTTCAGCGTCTAAAATCGCAGTTTTGATTTCATCATCTGTATGATCCGTAAAGGCTGGGTATCTCAGGAGAAACTCTGCTTTAGTTATATATTTACTCATATTTACCCCTTTATATTTTTGCCTATTTTACAAGCCTTTTTATATTTGTCTAAGTTATTCTATCATATATATATATATGCTTTAATATACTTGATTATATTATAAGACTGATTATAATTTGCTCAAAGATTATGATTAAGGCGGTTGTAAATGGTGAATGTAATTAACAATATACTTGGCAAGTTGAAAACGATTGAAGAACTGAAATACGTTGATATGTATTATTCTCAAGATGAATCAAAGATGAATTTGATCAAGTTTCCTGCTGTCTTAGTAAATTTGGTTAATATCAATTATAATAAAGTTGCCACAACCGCCTACGACCGCACTTTAACGATTGGTATGCTGTTTTTTTATACAGCAGTTAAACCATGCACAGAAAAGGAAACAGAAGCGTTAACCATTTTAGATGACATTTATCAGGTACTTAGAAACGAACTGGAAATCACTTTTAAAGATGCTTCATGTATCGAAAGAACCAGCACACTTACAACTTATTATATTGAGTTAGAATACTCAGGGGATTTGATATGAAAGACAAAACAAAACAATACTATTCACTGCATGAACTGGAATTATCTGAACCACAACCGGAGACAGGGACTATTACAGTACTGGCTGGTGTGGTAGGAAAATGGTATCATCCGGCAGGTGATTTTGAAATTACTCAATCCGATGTTGAAAATATGGTCAATGACTTCAACAAGAAAAAAAGAGATTTGCTGTTTGACTTCGACCATCGCTGTCTTGATCCATTCGCAAATAATTCAAAGTCGGCCGGTTGGGGAAAGGTGTTAAGAGCAACAGAAAAGGGTTTAGAAATTGATGTGGAATTTACTCCGGCAGGAAAACAGGCCGTCGAAAACAAAGAATATCGTTATCTGTCACCGGTGTATGTTATGTCAAGTAATCGAAAAGATAGAAAAGTATCTTTGCATTCAGTTGCTTTGACTAACATCCCATTTTTGAAAGAACTCCCAGCGATCGTAAACTCAGAAAAAAACGAAACCAATAAACAAGGAGAGATGATGGAAGAATTAACAAAATTACTTTCATGTAATGATGAATCTGTTGTTGAAAAAGTGAAAGACCTGATCAACAAAAATTCAGAATTACAAACTAATCTTTCAGAACTCAGCAAAAAACAGGCTGAAACTGAAATTGATTTGGCAATCGCTAACAATCAGATCAAAAAAGATCAACGCACTTTTGCTCTCAATCTTAAACTGAAAGACAATGACTTATTTAATGAGTTTTTGAATTCAAATAAAGTTGAAGCACCACAAGGGACTATTGAAATCCCAAACAGTTCTAAAGAATCTAATGTAGTGAAATTCTCTGAGCTGTTAGATAATCCAGCAAAATTTGTAGAATTACAGGAAAAAGACCCTGTAAAATTCAATGAAATGTATGAAAAATTTTTAAACGGAGGTGAATAATGGGTTTTAATCCTCAAATCTGGTCAGCAAAGACCGTAAATGCCATGGAACGGGCTATGAAGACCCGTAAGGCTGTAATCGCAACTATTACAGATTATACAAAATTTACCGAAGGGACTCAGGCCGAAGCATATAACGGTCCTATTATCGGCTCCGCTTCAATTGCTACACTCCCAGCGTCATCATCAAATATTAACAACCCAACAAACACAGTGTTAAATTTGCCTTTTGATCAGAAAAAAGGCGTTATATTTAACATTTCTGATATTGACAATGCTCAAACAAATGTCAATCTTCTGAATGAATACACAGCAGACGCTGGTGATGCCTTACTTGATGATTACGACTTGGAAGTCGTTAAAACAATCATTGGAGGTCTTACAACAGACGCAACTCAAAGAAAAGTTTTAACTGACAGTTCAAATCTTGTTATTACAGAAGCTGATTTTATTAAAGCAAAAGCTTATTTAAACAGTATTAAAGCCCCAACAAAAGGGCGTACCTGTTTAATTTGCCCTGTTCATGAATCACAGCTTTACACTATCTCTAATTTCATTTCAAGAGATAAAATAGCAAGCTCTGAGGCTGTCCCAGAAGGTGTAATTGGTAGACTGCATGGCTTTGATATTTTACTTTATAATGATATGCCAAAGGTAAACACTTCTGGCAAAATTGATGCGACAGCTGGGAATAATACTAAGAACTGTACACTCTTCTATCAATCTCTAGTGTGCGCATTTGCTCGTCAAAAAGCAATCGGCACAAAAGTGGCAGATGATGCACTTTTACCAGGTGCAGTTGTGAATATTTACAGTGTTTACGGTCGTAAAATCCAAAAAGGCGCTTACGGATACCTTGTTTACGATAAAGCAAGCTAAATAAAAGGTTAAACAGATGAAAAGATTATTGTTAGTCTTAATCACCCTGATCGCAGTATCATCAATGCTTTTTGCAGATAATACTGCTCAGGAGTCTGTTAATACGATTCTTACTGACACTATTGCGCAGGTGATTGCTTTATTTATGGTCGCTTTGCTTAATCTTGTCATTTATGCTGTCAACAGGTATTTCAAAATCAAGATTAATAAAGACAAAGTGATTGCATTCATCGCTGAAAAATCAGCAGAGGCAAAAGCATTAAATCTGACTGAAGAACAGAAAAAAGGCTATGTTGTTGAGCATATAAAAAACGATAAAGAAATTTCTAAATGGACTAACATATTTTTCAGGACAGCCAGTGCAGGCGCTGAATTGGTCTATCGGAATATTATCAAGAAAAGAAAATAAAACATCGGGAGGTTTAACAGCCTCCCAAAACTTTTGAAAGGGTTTGTTGATAATGGAAAAAGCAAAGCGAATAATCAAAGAATTTGAAGGATTAAAGCTTAACGCTTATCTTTGCCCTGCCGGAGTATGGACAATTGGCTATGGTCATACAAAAGGCATTAAAAAAGGAATGAAGATTGATCAGGCTACGGCTGACAGATTACTTGATATTGATTTGATTGATGTTGCAAGAGCAATAAGAAAATTTGTCAAAGTTGATCTGAATGACAATCAGGCTCAGGCATTAGTCTCTTTCATTTTCAATGTAGGGTCCGGTGCTTTTTCAAAATCAACACTTTTAAAAAAAATCAATCTTAAAGAGTTTGCCTTCGCATCATTAGAATTTGACAAATGGGTGTATGCAAAAGGCAAGAAACTTCCTGGACTGGTTAGACGAAGAAAAGCGGAAAGGGATCTTTTCGATGAACCAATCGCACGATATTAATGAACGGCTTGCTCGCATTGAAACAGTCATTGATCATATACAAGGGTCAATTGATGAGCAAAAAGAACAAATTGGGCTTATTCATAACAAACTTGATATTTTCAACTCTCATAAAATTGAGTGTGAAAGGACATTCGTGAAACATATTGACACATCATACTTCGATCGCAATATAAAACGATATGAAGATGAAAAACTAAAAAAACACAATATACTGTTAAGCATAGCAAACAACTTCTATAAGTTTGTCATTGCAATTGCCGGTATAATTGTCATAATGAATAATTTTATTCAAAAGGGGTAAAAAATGGCTAAATTAATGGTTGATAAAATAACGATTTCAGGCACTTCACCGGTTGATCTGACGCTTGCTGTCAAAGGGTCTGTGATTCTTGATAAGGATACATTAGACGAACTAACCAAAGGAGTAGAGTATATTCACGGTGAAAAAATTGAAGTTAGCGTTGAAACAGTTGACGAATTGACTTCTGTATTCAATGCGCTTAGAACAGCGACAATCAACAAAGATGTTGATGTTACTTTCTATCGTGGTGCAACTCCTTTGTTTGTTGCAAAAGGTGTAAGATTATACCCAAAACTAGAGCTTTCAGGTTCAGCAGTACCAAAGATCACTATTACCGGCGGAAAGAAATTTGGAAGCTCTGAAACAATTACTAATCATATTACACTGCCTTCTTAGGAGGTATAATGAAACATTTCTACGATGTATATATCAGACAGGCCACAGGAATAGGAATAACCGACCTAAACGATGTTTTAGACGGTGAAAACGGGTTTGTTAGGCTTGCTCTGGTTGACGAAATGCCAAAGATTACAGTCGATAAAAAAGAAGTTAAAGTTCTCAATCAAGGCAAAGAACATGTGTTCACTGAAACCGTAACGTCTGAAGCAATATCTTTCAATGTCAAAAATGGAAACGCTCAAGGCGCTTTTGTTCTTTTCAATAATCAGTTAGTGGATATCTGCTTGAAATCAATTGCGATTGGTTCTGTTTGCCCTTTCATCGAAGGCACGAAAGCAACGATCAAGGTTGAAATGATGTCAAGAGAACTATCAAAAGTAACGATATCAACTGCGATTGAAGTTGAAGACGCATCAGAAGTCATATCATTCAATGAGGTTGCTTAAATGAGCAATATTATAACCAATACGACTGTCAATCCGATTCTGGACACAGTCGTGTTTTTTGACTTGAAAAATGGCATCAAAAAAGCAAGCACTTCTGATTTAGTAAAAGACAGAGACTATGACCTGT